CCGAACCGTATCAGGGCGTTGCTCCCAAACCTTGCACTTGGAATGAAAACTCACATTGACAATCTAAAATGCTTTGAAAATTGAGATTTATATTGATAATTGCCAAGCGTTTTAAAATTTATAGGATTTATATCTGGATAATTTGTATAGTCTTTTTCAAAACTACATATTTGTGCCAAAATTCCAAGTATTGTAGATTTGGATGTGCCGTTTTTTCCACAAATAACTGTTATTTTTTTCCCAAAAGATATATGGATATTGCTTAAACCACGAAATTTTTCAATAGTCAATTCTTTTATCAAAGTTCTATCTTGTTTATTTAACTGCATAGATGATCCTTTTATGCGTAATAAACATATTAAATTTGCTTATATAGTTTATTCGTTTTTCAAATTGTATCACCCTGCATGGCTTGCGCGCAGCAGGATTATCTCCCTGCCTGTTCAGCCTGGCGTTCAAGCTGGCGTTCCAAGACCTCCACCATGCCATCGCGCTTGGCCAGCTCCAAGCGCATCTTGTCCACCTGTTGCTGGAGTTTCTGGTTCTCTTTCTCCTTCGCTAGAAGCTTCTTGCACGTCGCGCAGTCCGGGAACTCCATCATGGGGGGCTCACCGCCGGGGAAGTAGTTGCGATAGTCGATGCCCAGGCGTTCGGCGTAGGTCATGAGCTCGGGAAAGGCGATGCCGCCTCCTTTACGCGCGCCAGATAGCCACGCCTTTACGTTCTGCCTGCTCTTAACCCCGACTTTATCAGCAATGGCCTGCAGGGTTTCTCCCTCGGCGTCTAGCGCCTTTACCTTGGCGAAGACGGCCAGCCAGAGCCGATTAGCTGTATCCTTCCACTTATTCATATTGTTCTCCTACCCTTGCTGTGCGTCTATGACAATTTACATACTGGCCTCCTTGACAGGTAGTAAATTTAATTTGACAATACGGTTCATGAAGCCGACCGCACTGAAAAACTACCGTCAGACCTACGGTTAACTTCGCGGAAGTTGGCGGCACTTACGGGAATATTGTCTTATCAGGCTTTCTTCTTCCATTGCCGAGGATTGCAAAAGTCCAGCGCCGAGGCGGCTGTCGTGTACCATAACGCCTTTGACATCCTCCTCAGTGGCCTCCGGCCGGACATGTGGCCCCCCCCCTGAACCGGCCAGCCTCGAGCCTTATCGGCAAAACGCGGGCGAAGTCTTAACCGGGGTAGGGGCATGACGCTCAATAGGGGAAAGAGCGCCTCGCTGAGGAGGGTTGGGATGTCGCTGTCGTGGCCGCCCGCTTCGCACGCGGAGACTGGAGGCAGAAATCTGAGCTGTAGCGTAAGGGAGATTTCGACTCCGTTAATCGGTTGAGGCTAAAAATGACAAGTATCTGCATACCAAATAAAACACATTTCGTTGGCGAAGGCGTGAAGTTCGAGCGCATCCGCCGTATCACAGGTTGCCTTGTAGGCACGCTGGACCGTTTTAACGACGCGAAGCGCGCCGAGGAAGCGGATCGCGTGAAGCATGGAGTGGCGAGTGGGCGTGGGCGATAAGGAACTCCTTTATGGACTGTCAGGGATAGCCGCACGATTCCGTGTCTCCAGGGGTACTGTACGCACCTGGTACGCCAAGGGCGCTCCCATCATCAGGCTGGGGGCTCGCACCTACAGAGCCTTCTACGAAAACGTGGTAGCCTGGCTGGAATATCAGGCACAAGGAGAATGGAAATGCACGAAGCAAAAATAGTTGACGAAATTTGGAAAGCTCTGAACAATCTTCCGAAGAAGCCCCGGCCGCTCTCGCACATTATTTCACAGGCTTTATATGACGAGGCTGAAGCCTGTGGTGGGTTGTCTGATCTCCTTGGAACCATTGGCAGCTGGGGAGATACCCTGGATGATGAAGAGATCGCTCAGCTGCTTGAGGAATACAATTCTGCATCATAACTGCGCAATGATACCGAACTTCATTGCGTTGTCATTGCGTTTATAGCCCGGTGCTGGCTGGGTAAAGTGCTCATCCAGCACCAAAACGTTCTCCATTTTCCCGACACTGAACATACGCCAGTCTGGAATGTTACCTTTGGAACTGCCTCCGCCTGTCTGATAGCAAAGAAGTTTCAAGCCGTTCTTGTTTCTACCAAGACAATGGGGCTCGACAACACGGGGGAATCCGTCATAAAAGCATGACACGAGAAGCTTGTTCTGAATAGCTGTGATAATCTCGTTTTCTATCATTTTTTCTCCATAGAGAGGAGCCTGCCGGGGCTCTTCTCTATTTTTTGACTTTCCGAAAAAACCTGTCAACAAAAAAATTAACGGCCGCTAACGGTCACTAACGGTCTCTAACGGTTTCTAACGTCACCCCAAAAACGCTCATGCAAAACCCCATGATACGGTTTCCCCAAAAGAAGGGGGCAGACCATGGGCAGAATTCCATACCGTAAACCGCCGAAGAAGGTGGTGGCCTCGGCAGCGCTTATCGCTCTTCTCGGTGGAGGGGCTGCCTATCTCAGCCTCGATACCGTAGCGGATTTTGAGGGGTATGTGCCGGAAGGCTACAAGGACCCTGTAGGCATACCCACCAAGTGCTGGGGCGATACCCGCGATGTCGTCGTGGGGCAGGAATACAGCTTCGAGGAGTGCTCCCGCTCGCTGAATGAACATCTGTATGAAAACGCCTTACCCGTCACCCGGTGCGTAGACGACTTTGACTCCCTTCCGGACAAAACGAAAGCGGCCCTTGTCTCCATGGCCTACAACATCGGCCCAACCGCTTTCTGCAAATCGTCTGTGGCCAGGTACTTCAATCAGGGACGACGTGAGCGCGGGTGTGAGCGCATCAGCGAGATATATAAGACCGCCAGAGGGCAGGCCCTTCCCGGGCTGGAGCGCCGCCGTGCGTACGAGTCGGCCATGTGTCTGCGCGGATTGCAGGAGGGGAAGTAGATGTTCTCCTGGCTCACAAAAATTCTGACGTACATTCCCGGCATCGGATCCATCATCGAAAAGGTGACTGGGGCTTCAGCTGAAGCCGAGAAAATCCGCGCGCAGATCGAACTCGAGGAAGCCCGCGCCTTCAAGTCCGGCAAGGTAGCCCCCAGATATGTCCGCGGATACATCCTGAACGGCATCCTCGCCGGCGGCGCTATTGTCCTCGTTCTGTCTCTCGTCTGGCCGGATCTGCTGACCATCCCCCAGGACCTGCTCTCCCAGCTGGAGAAGCTGATCCGCGTACTGGGAGCCGAGTAGTGGCGCAGCTCTCACTGACAAACGTTTTGCTCGGCCTCCTCGTTGGCATCGTGGCTTTTATCGGACGGCGTATTATCGAGCGCCTCGACAAGCTGGAGGCTCAGCGCATCGTTTGCGTGCGCGACTTTGCCAAGCAGACTGAAAACGAAGACGCGCATAACAGGATTTGGAACAAACTGGATTCACACGAGTCTAGGATTACAAGATTGGAAGCTAAGAAGTAATGGGACTCACGGCTAAACAGGAAGCATTCTGTATCGAATACGTTAAAGGAGGAAGCAAATCCTTCTCTGACGCCTACAGAGCGGCCTTTTCCTGCGCACACATGAAGCCGAGCACCATTAACACCAAGGCTTCTGTCCTGGCACAAAACGGTAAGATTAGGGCCAGAATTCACGAGTTGCGCGCAGAAGCCAGCAGAGAGGCCAGTGTAACTCTTGTTGATCATCTGCGTACGCTGGAGACTCTGCGGGATAATGCGGCCGAAGCTGGGCAGTACAGCGCCGCCGTCAAGGCTGAGATAGCCCGAGGCAAGGCCAGTGGGCTGTATGTTGAGAGGCAGGAAATTACAGGCTCGGATGGTGGCCCTGTGGTAGTGCTGTTCGGAGGTGGTCAGCGTGAGCAGGTGTAATGTTCAGCTCTACGATTATCAGATGGAGGCGCTCGCCACGCTCGACAGTCGCAAGTACGGTGTCATGATCTGTCACCGTCGGTGGGGGAAGACAGTGCTTGCGGTCTCCCGGCTGTGTCGCAATGCCGCGAATGGCGGTGAGACATACCGGGGGGCATATCTGGCGCCGACGTACAGGCAGGCGAAGGACGTAGCCTGGGACTACATCAGGAAGATCGCTGTGGCCGCGGGCGCAAATATCAATATATCGGAGTTGAGCGTGGAGTTTTCCAATGGAGCCCGCATCAGGCTCTATGGCGCTGAGAATCCTGATTCCCTCCGCGGGCTCAACTTGTGCGATGTCGTTATAGACGAGGTCGCACAGATGCCACGTTCCGTCTGGACAGAAATCATCCTGCCCATGCTTGTCTCTACGCAGGGCAGCGCTCTCTTTGTAGGGACGCCTAAAGGAAAGAACCTGCTTCTGTCAATCTGGGAGGAGGCCAAGGCGCATCCCGACCAGTGGGTGGCGCTGATGTTCAAGGCATCTGATACTCATTTTTTTACAGAGGAAACGCTGTCGCGAGCCCGCCGCTCGATGTCCGAAGAAGAGTACCTGCAGGAGTACGAGTGCTCTTTCATGGCCTCGGTAAAAGGGTCTTATTACGGTCGTCTGTTGGAGTCTGCAGAGCACGATGGGCGCATCTGCGGGGTTCCGTACAATCCCGGTTCTGCCGTCATCACGGCATGGGACCTCGGCTTCAGCGACTCTACAGCTATCTGGTTTGCTCAAATCGTCGGGCAGGAGGTGCACGTCATCGACTACTACGCCTCTTCAGGAGTCGGGCTCGACCACTACGCCCGCGTCCTGAAAGACAGGGGCTACGTCTATGGCGAGCACCTTTTCCCGCATGATGTTGCCGTGTCTGAGCTTGGTACAGGCACGACACGACTTGAGACTCTGCGGAAGCTTGGGCTCCCCGGTAGAATCCTGAAGGCCACCCGCGTAGACGACGGCATCAATGCCGTTCGTATGCTTCTCCCGAGGTGCTGGTTCGATCGGAAGAAATGTGAATCAGGCCTGGACGCCCTGCGCATGTATCAGCGTGACTGGGATGAGAAGGCGCAGGACTTCCGCTCTGCCCCGCGGCATGACTGGACATCTCATGGAGCGGACGCTTTCCGGTATCTCGCTGTGGGTATCGATAGCGCCGCCGCCACAGTGAGCGGCCGCACCTTCGCTCCTATCCACCAGCATTCCATCACGAGGCTTGCCTGATATGAGATCCAAGACTGACGTCAAGGCGCGGTTGCACCGTATCATCCTCTCCGAGATGAGCCATTGTGTCGGCAAGTCCGGCGGCCAGCTCTCGAATCAGAGAGACATGCTGAAAAAGAAGTACCTCGGCTATAGCTATGCCGGGGACGATGCCCGCGCCAAACAGGGGTACTCGACCTATGTCGACAGGACTGTCATGGAGGCAGTTGAATGGGCAAAACCGAGCCTGTTCAGAGTTTTCACGACGACTGATGATATAATCCGTTTCGAGCCGAAGACGCCCGCTCAGGAGCAGGCCGCCGCTGACGCGACGCTCTATGTCAACAACGTCATTTTCGGGAGAGAAATGTTCCGTCTGGTGCATGACGTCCTCGCTGACGGTCTGTATCAGCGCGTGGGGTGGTGTATCGCGCACTGTCCCCTACAGAAAGAGACGCGCGTCCTTGAGTATGAAGGCCTGACCGAGCAGGAAGCCATGGCTCTCATTATGGATCCCGCTATGGGCATTTCCGAGGACGGGGACAACCTTGAAGTCGAGGAAGTCATTGGGCAGGGGCCGCTTCCTCTCTACAACCTGCACATCCGCAGGACAGAGGAACGCCGATCCATCCGGCTGGATGCCGTCCCATCGGAGCGCGTGGTCATCTCCTCGGATGCGGCGGACGTGGAGCATGCGCGGTTCGTCGCCCACTGGGAGCTGAGGAGCCGGTCCGACCTTATCCGCGAAGGTTACGCTCCGGAGGAGGTCGACGACCTTCCAGCCTACGACACGGAAGACGATGCCCCCGAGACCGTCACCGGCAGGGAGATCAACGCCGAGGACACTGCAGACGTAGATGAACTCGCCAAAGAGTCCCGTCTTTACCAGGTATGGGAAGCCTGGGTTGATTGCGACATCAACGGTGATAGCCTGGCTGAAAAGGTGAAGGTCACCTACGTGGGTGGGGAGGACACTGCCCGCATCCTTGACTGGGAGGAGTGGCCGCTCTACCGGGCTCCGCTTTTCGCGGCATGTTCTGTTCCCATGCCTCACCAGGCCATAGGACTGTGCCTCGCAGACCTGGTCTCTGACCTGCAGGACGTTAAGACAGAGATGACCCGCCAGTTGCTGGACAGTCTCGTGCTGGCCAACCAGGGCGAGCTCGTGGCCAACGAGGGCGAGAGCGGGTCGATTGACTATGATTCTCTCCTATCCCGCAGAGCTGGCGGACTCTACAGGTGCCGTGGCGATGCGTCCATCACTCCGCTTAATGTCAACACCAGCGCGCAGGATGCGCTGGGCGGCCTCACTGCCGTGGAGAGCGTGGTGGAGCGCAGGACCGGTATCACGGCACGGACGCAGGCGCTAAAAGCCGACGCCCTCCAAAATACAGCCACCGGAGCAAGCATTCAGGAAGAGGCCGTAAATCAGCGTATCGAGCTAATTGCCAGAGTATACGCAGAGACTTTTTTCCGTCCCCTCGGGCGCTACGTCCTGCACCTGCTGCACCGATACCAGGACCGTGAGGTCCAGGTGCAGCTGAAGGGCCGCTTCATGTCTTTCGATCCCAGAAAATGGGACCCCGATATGGACATTTCCGTTGCCGTCGGTCTCGGGACAGGGAGCAAAAGCAAGCAGTTGGCCGCCTTCCAGCAGATCCTTCAGATTCAGCAGGCCTTTATCGCTCAGCTGGGAGCATCTTCTCCCGTGAGGCTCTCTCATGTCATCTACGCATGCCATAAGCTGTGTGAGGCCGCGGGCCTGCAGGCGCCAGAGCGCTTCTTTGGCACGGAAGAAGATGCCAGAGCCGCTGAGAGGCAGATCATAGAGAGCCAGAAGAATAAGGGACAGATGGATCCCCTGACCGCGGCCAGGGTCCAAACGGAAAGGGTCAAAGCCCAGACGGCGATGCAGAAGGCCCAGCTTGATATGCAGATTCGGCAGGCCCAGCTCCAGAATGAGGCTCAGGGCAAAGCCGTCAAAGCCCAGAGTGACGCGGCCCTGCAGGCTCAGAAGATGCAGGCGAACACGCAGCTGAAGGCTCAGGAGCTGCAGGCGGAAAAAGAGCTGGACGCTATGAAGCTGGCCATGGGCGGAACAGCCCCGGCTCTCACCAATATCAGACAGCAGGAGGTCTAAATGACGGATCTGGAAGAGAAGAAGAGGCAGGCCGACGAGGCGGCTTTCATCATCAACTCCCCAGTCTTCCAGCAGGCCTTCGATGCGCTGGACTATCGGTACGTCAGCTCGTGGCGGAAAGCCCAGGACATCCGTGCCAGGGAAAGATTCTGGCTGATGCAGAAAGCACTGACGGCAGTACGGGAGCAACTTCAGGACACACTAAACAGTTATCAGACTTTAGCAGGAGGCATACATGAGCAAGGCTAGCGAGATGCCGGCAGAGGCGTCGGCAGCAGATCCCGGCCCGGCCCTTTCCGGGCAGACCATTGGGGCGGGCACGGATACCAGCACTATAGATCGTGCTCCACTCGAAGCCGTCAGAGGGCGGGAGATTGGCTCCACAGACGATCTCTCTGACGTGCTGGCAGGTGAAGGCACCGGCAGTCACGAAGATGCCGCTTCCGAAGAAGCCGTCCCCGACAAGGCAGACACTGGCGCCGCGGACACTTCCGCAGAAGGCGAAGATGCCGCGCAGGCTGATATTCCCATGCCCGAAGGTTTTGAAGAGAGGACCTGGGGTACGCTGACCCCGGAAGCCCGTCAGGCCGTTCACGGCATGGCGATGGCTCAGGCTCAGGCCCTTGCCCAGGAACGCCAGGCAGGTGCTGCTGTCAGAGGCGAGCGTGACCGCCAGATTAACGCCGCCGGCGCTCTGCTGGCCAACGCCAACCAGCTTCTTCAGGCAGTCACGGATGCTGAATACGCCGGCATCGACTGGCAGACGCTCAGCCAGACAGATCCTGCGTCGTATGTGCAGCTCTCCCGGCAGTACGCCCAGCGCAAGGAGGCCATCCAGCAGCTCGGAGAGCGTGTCAGGCAGGCTGCTCAGGCAGTGCAGGCTCAGCGTAAGGCTGAGTATCAGCAGAGCCTGCAGAACGAGATGGCCACCGTTGAACCCAGACTGAAAGCCTTACTGGGATCTGACTTCAGCGCCCCGAAATTCGCGCAGGAGGCTGCGCAGTATCTGGCCGGGCAGGGCGTGCCGATGGACGCCATTGGCCGGATTTCAAAAGGGTATGAAGTTGAGCTGATCGCCAAAGCCATGGCGTATGACCGCATGGCCGGTACCCGCCGCATGGCGGAGCAGAAAATGGCCGAAGCCCCGAAGGTCGAGGCGGGAGGCCGCTATCCCGGAGGCGATGAAAACGCCTCCCTGAAAAAGGCGCGCGCGATTCTGCGCAAAAATTCGAGAAGCACGCAGGCTCTCGCCGACGTGCTCGGCTCTTTGTAAGACGGAGGCAAAAATGGCTATTGTATCCGGTCAGCTTCAGGATTCTGCCATCAAAGGCAAACCCCGTGACCTGATGTCTATCATCTTCGATGTCTCTCCCACCGATACCCCTTTCCTGTCTATGTGCGGCAAGAGCAAGGCTATCCAGACGCTCCATGAGTGGCAGACTGACACCCTCGCTACACCTGCAGTGAACTCGACTCCGGAAGGTGCTGACGTCACCACGTTCAGTGAGTCTACAACCACAGAGCTGAGTAACAAGACTCAGATCCTTTCTAAGGCTGTGTCTGTGTCCGGTACCGCCCAGGCAGTGAAGCAGGAAGGAGTCAGCCGGCAGTATAACTATCAGCTCGCCCAGAGAACAAAAGAGCTCAAGAAGGACGTCGAACTCGCCCTCATTTCCAACCAGGTAACCCGGTCTGATAATGGGTCTGATGGGCGTCTCATGCGCGGACTCCCCACCTGGATGCTGGCTGCCAACTCTGACGTGGCCGGCACTATCGGCTCTGACTCCGCCGCATGCGTGGCTGGCACGGCCCGTGAAGCTACCCAGACTCTTTTCACCGGCGTGCTCACCAAGATCTATGAGTCCGGCGGCGAGCCCGACCGCATCATGTGCGCTCCGGACATCCGTGTGGCTCTCTCTTCTGTGCTTCGCGGAACGGCCAACAACAGAATGGAGAACGCGGATTCCAAGCGCGCTACTGGAGTCATTGACGTCTACGTGTCGGACTTCGGGGCATTGAAGATTATTCCCAACAGGGTGCAGGCCTACGAGGCCTACAGTAAAACCTGCGCGTTCATTATCGACCCTGACTACTGGAAGGTCGCGTATCTCCGTGGTTTCCAGGAACAGCCGCTCGCCCGCACCGGCGACAGCATGAAGGGGCAGGTGCTGGTGGAGTGCACCCTCGAGGCCAGGAACCCCGCATCCAGCGGCATGGTGGCCGATCTTAAGGTGTAGCCGTCATGGCGCTCGAGCTAACCCAGCATGTGTCGGGCGCCGTCCTTGAGGCTCGCGGGGACGGCGTCATCGACCGCATCACCCCCGATGGAATTCTGACAAGGGAGCAGGACGTCACCGAGATCCTTAGTCAGAATGCGGAAGAGAGGACGGAAGACCGCTTCCGGGGCTTCCGCATCGCGCCCACGTTCAGGAAGGTGGCCAGCATCCCCGTGGCCGTTGTGGACATAGCGAAGGCGCAGGGCCTCGATATCCTAAACAACCAGGACGACATGCGAAAATTTTTAAATGACCCGATGAACCGGGCGTTTAGGACGACGATGGAGAGGGTGTAATGAGACTTGGCATCATTCCGCTCATGGTAGGGGCGTCCATGGCCTCTGCAGGGGATGCAAACGCCCTTCCGCCTGTATTTTCCAGGGATGGTAGAAGGCTTAAGGATATTCTGGACAAAGCCGAGAATGGGACTCTGGATATTACTGAGCGAGATTTCATCCCCGAAGGGGCATATATTCCAGACAAAGCATTTAAAGTGCTCCAAAAAGAAGACCCTTCATTCTCTACGCCATATCTTGGGCTTTCAGAACAAGATATATTCCATATCTGGCACAGTCATGGGAATCACTTGACCCCTGAACAAATTGAAAACGGGATACACGCACTGTCATATGGTGACACTAGATTCATTACGAAGAACAATCCGCCGCAAGAAAACGGTCTTGGGGTTGTTACACCTGAAGGCAAGGGATTCAATGCTGCTCTTAAGCCAGGGGATGAGTTCACGCATTTTTATCAGATGAACCCAGTGAAAGGGAAAAGGCTCCTGGCAAAAGCCAAGAGCCCTGTGGGATCTCCAGGTGGTTCCGCATTCCACCCTGTATCTTATTCGACCGAAAAATACGGCCCGATTTCGCAGCGAGCGAGTTTCTCTGCTGATGGAGATTCCGTTAAAAAACAAATACCAACCAAGACAGGTAAAATCAAGAACTCTGGTGCGGTTGTGATTCCCGCAGCTTCTATGGCGTCGATTCCCGAGTCTGGATTGCTCCGCCAGTTCCTTCTTGGAATGCGTGGGGTAGCGGAAGGGATGGGTAGCATCGCAGATGTAGCGCGCACTCCTTTAAACTGGGTGAACGGCGCTCTTGGAGGAGCCCACGATTATTTCCGTAATCCGGGAGTGATTGTGGCTGATGCTCTGGGCCTGCCAATGCCTCGAAACAATGCCGAAAAGAAGCTCGGAAACATCAATAGGACTGTATCCGGGGCCTTAGCTGAGTCTGCGACAGGTGGCGTCTTGGCGCGGTATGGATCTGGGCTGTTATCTCAATTCGGCAGGTTTCTTTCCGACAGTCCGGCGCTCAACGCCACTGCCGAAGGACTGCTTGAATATCTTGCCGGAGGACGGAGATGACCGATCTGACAACATTTACAGGCCTTAAAGCGGCAATTGCCGACTATCTCGGGCGTGAGGATCTGGCTGACCGTATCCCAACGTTCATAAGGCTGTGGGAACAGCGCGGGAACCGGACGTTGCGCCTGCGCGCGATGGAGCACAGAGCGCATGCTGAGCTTTCTTCCGGTAGCGGACAGATTCAGCTCCCCATGCGCCGCCTCGCTGGCAACTGGGACGTCTTCCTTGAAATGCGGGATATCGTCTGGACGCCGGAAGACAAAAGCGGGTCGGTTAATCTCTGGTACGCCACTCCAGACGAGTACGCGCTTCTGCTGGAGAAGACGGGAAGACCATATTGTTTCACGATTGAAGCAAACAATCTTTTCGTCCTTCCATCTCCTGATCAGGCGGGAACGCTCCAGCTGACCTACTACGCCGAAATTCCGCCTCTCGGCACGCGCCAACCTGACAATGAGGTCCTTTTGCGGCATCCGGATCTGTATCTATACGGATCTCTCATCGAATCCGCTGTTTTTACCCGTGGGAGCGTGCCCGTTGACATGTGGGCACAGTATTACAGGCAGGCCGTTTCAGACATTCAGCACCAGGAATCGCTCGCGAGATACCCAAAAAATATCACAATGAAACCACTGAGGAGGATATGAGATGGGACTTACCAATTACGGTGAGCGTAAGGTTTTCGAGCTGCTCAAAGGGGTGGGGACTTACTATATTGGGCTGCTCACTACTGCACCAACGGATTCGGATCCTGGCGTCGAGGTGACGGGAGGTGCCTACGCGAGACAGGCATTCCCGGCTTCTGATCCGACAACAGATAGCAATGGCGAAACCACCGTGAAGAATACCGCCGCTATCGAGTTCCCTACGGCCACGGCCGACTGGGGCACGCCTGTAGCCTGGGGGCTCTATGACGCGGCTACAGGGGGGAACCTCGTCTGGTATGGGGCTTTTACTACTCCGAAAGCCTTCTCTGCGAATGATACCTGTATCATCCACGCCAACGAATTTGTCCTCTCTGTGGACTAGTCGCCATGTCAGTTCCTACCCTCGAAGATTTTGATAATGCGTTTGGCGCGGACATAGATTCCTTCCCGGTATCTCTTGACTCGGACGGGATTTCTCAGGCAGCGCCGTCAGCGGCTTTTTCCGCAGGGACGGTGTTGATCGGGCGTATCCGGGCGTACTCCCAGAACGGTGCGGGTATGGCAGCGCGGGAGGCGAATACCGGTCTCTCCAGAGCTCTGCCTATCAGGCTGGGGAGGGGAACAGGCACGTCTTCGCAGACGTGCAGCTTTTTTCGTCAGAGAGGGCTCCGAAGGAAAAACGTGGTGGCAACGGGCGCTTCGGCTCCCTCTGCTTATCGTCTCAGGGCTGTTCAGGCTCTGGAGAAAGCTTTTTCGGCGGGGATGCTCTCTTATGTAGCTGGCCCTGTCCTTCATCCGGGGGCTGGCGAGGCGGCTTCCTCTGAAAATGTGACATGGCGCAGGGGGACGGTTTGCGCAGTCGCGGACGGCGGCACAACCAAAGAAACGGGGCCGGGAGTGATATACAGGCGTCGTGGGCTCCGCGCCCCAGGTCTCCTTCGTGCTCTGGAATTTACGCGCTTTGAGCGGCTGACATGGCTTTGGTCTCCTTACGTCGACGATTCCCCTGTCTGGTACCGCGAAAAAGAAGATTCTCAGTCGGCGATTTTTGAGGAAGTAAAATGAAGGCTCAAAAACAGCTCCTGGAGTTCGGGCCGTGGGAACCTGACAACGTCCTTTTGCGGGGAGTGCAGGCACCGGAGGCCCGTAATGTCGTTCCGGCGAAGAGGGGTTACCGGAGCTTCCCCGGCTTCTCGAGATTTTCGTATCCGCCTCTCCCGGGTGGACGGTGCCTTGCTGCGTACACGGTCAAGGACGTCAACGGAGACCTTCTGACTCTGGCGGCGTCCTCGGACGGTGGCATCTACGCGCTCCAGGGGGAAAGCTGGGTATCCAAGCTCAACGAAGAGACTGTTTCGCAGAACAGATCCTTCGTCCAGTGGGGACAGGCGATGTACCTTCTCCATGGAACGACGCTGCGCAAATCGGATATATCCGGCACGTTCTCCAAATTCAGCGAGGTGAGCGGCGCGCCAGCGGCCCGATGCATGGGCGTGGTGAAAGAATTTCTGGTCCTTGGAGACCTCTCTGATAACCGGCGGAGGATACGGTGGTCGGCCATGGACGATCCCGACGCATGGCCGGAACCCGGCACAGATGACGCCGCGGCCAGACAATCAGACTATCAGCACTTCCCCGAAGGCGGTCATGTTATGGCCATTCAGGGCGCTGTGGGATCCGTTGACGGAATTGTGTTCCTTGAGCGGAGTGTCCAGCGCATGGCGTATGTGGGGGCCCCATATATCTTCAATTTCAAACAGATAGACGCAGTTCACGGCCTGCTTGCCCCCAAAAGCCCGGTCAATTTTGGCGGAGGCTGTATCTATCTCACGAGCGATGGCTGGTATTATACGGACGGGAACGCTACGAAGCCGGTCGGGATAGAGCGAGTTGATAACTGGTTTTTTGCTGAGGCCGAACTCACAAGGACGGACGATATTGTCGGATGGCACGACCCCGGGCGTCGTATCTGCCTTTGGGCTTTTCCCTCAAAGCTGGCGGGAGACCGTGTACTCGACCGGCTCCTCGTCTATTCCTACGCACTGGACAGGTGGAGCTACTGCAAGACGTCGGTTCAGACGATTTTTGGCGATTTCGCCAGGGGCGAAACTCTGGACGCCCTTGATAAGTACGGACCTCTCGATTCTCTGTCCTTCAAGTCTCTCGATATCCCCGATTTCATGACAGGTTCGGCTCTTCTCGCCGCATTCGACGAAGATGGGTATATGGGAACGTTTTCGGGACGGCCTCTGGAAGCGATCATCGAGACGCAGGAAATCGGAGGGGAGCGCATGATGGTCCACGGCCTTCGCCCCCTCGTGGACCGTGGCGATGCCAGAGCCTGCCCGATATACCGCGTCAGGCAGTCCCAGCAGCCGAAGTACGGCCCCCTGCGGGAACAGAGCCGTGACGGTGTCTGTTATCAGCACCTCAGCACGAACTATCTGGCTGCCCGCATTGTTATTCCTGGCGGCGGCGAGACGTGGCGTGATGCTCACGGCGTTGAAGCGCTGGTTGAGCCTGAGGGAGGGATGTAATGGCGCGGCAGGTCGCTATTTATCCGGAGGCAACACCAGAACAGATGACGGCTCTCGCTTTGGCGGCGAATGCCGCCCTTACTGGAGAGACGCTTAATGTGGGAAATTTTACGGCGAAAGCTGGGACAACCGTTATCACCAGTCCGCTCTGTATGCCTGGGCGTGTAGCGAGGCTGACGCCGCTTAACGCCGATGCTTCCGCCATGTCCTGGTATCTGGCTGCTATGACGCAGGGCAGTATGACTTTTTCCATTGCCGGCCCCGGTGAAGGGGTATGGGCGTGGGAGATTTCCGGCGTCCTGAAGAACACCGGCGCTATAGCTCAGAACGTGGACAATCCGGTTCCGGCCATGACGCAGCTGCAAGCGTTATGTCCCGTGGGCTATATCTATGTCAGTACCTTGGATACCAACCCTGCAGAACTGCTCGGGTTCGGCACGTGGGCGAAGACTGGTGTTGGTCGGGTACTGCAGGGGGCCGATGATACGCATAAAGCCGGAGAAACGGTGGAGGCCGGACTGCCCAATATCACAGGCGGGTGGGGCACGCTGGACATAGGTGGCAGGGAAGGCCCGGAAGGAGCTGTCTATGTGGGGACGATGTATATGGACTCTACAGCCATATACGCATCTGGAAGTTCTCAGGCCTCAGATTATCACGCCAAATTTGACGCATCCCGGTCAAGCGTAATTTACGGCAAGTCTTCCACCGTTCAGCCTCCGGCCCTCATCGTAAATATCTGGGTGCGCACAGCATAAGGGGAACCACAATGATGACACAGCTTAACAATCCTTTCATGCGCCAGAACGGCCTTAAACAGGGTCAGATCGGCGCCGCAGCCACAGGACAATATTCCAGTCCTGCCGGGCAGGTGACGCCCCCCGTGACGCCTCCCGGCATGGGGGCCGGTATACCTCAGATGCAGGGGCAGGCGGTCGGCGGTCAGCCCGGCGGAAGCTCTGTGATGGGTAACGTGGCCAGTCTCGGAGGTCTCCTGGGCATGATGAACGGCAATGGTCAGCTGACAGCTGGCCAGAACAGAATGCTCGGGGCCGCTGGCCTCGGAGGAACTATTGGATCTGCGTTCGGCCCGGTGGGCTCTGCTATCGGCGCTGGCGTTGGCGCCGGTGTGAACGCAGTCTCTTCTCTCATGGGAGGCAAGTAGCATGGCAGGGTTTGAACGGAAGTATTCCCCTCAGTTTGGCGGACTTTACAAAACGCCAGCGGGCAAGACTACCGTGGCCGCAGGCGCGGGCGGAGCGGCTCCCAGAGCTCAGGCCCCGGGCGTGGCTCCGGCTCAGGACGCTCCAGTGGATCTTTCCGGACTTGGAGGCCTCCTCTATTGGATGGGACAGACGCCGGAAGGGGCAATCCGCATGGATATGGGCCAAGACCCGAAGTTTTCCAGAGACGCCACGCCAGAGCAGATTGCGGCGGGTATCGCTTCAATGAGCCCTGAAGACAGGGCGGCAGCAGATGCCAGCCCGTTCAGGGTGGAATACGGCTCTCACCTCTGGAGGCCAGTTTTCTCTGATTCCAGGACTGGGCAGGCTGTGGCTGACCCGAGAGGCGCGGGCTCCCCTATCGGCGCAGTGCAGGGCGCGCCAACATATTTTGATCAGCAGGGAAGGCAGATTCCGGCGCCTGATGCCGGATTCTTTGAGCGCATGGCCTATAACCTGGGGAAGTGGTTCTAGTGTCTCTTGAATATGTTTTCATCGATGATTGCTCGAATCGTTTTCTGAAGACCTTCTGGGAGAAAGCCACGGCATCGGGACGGCTGGCATCCTTCTTCTATGACAGGGCGCCGCAGTCCCTTCCGGACTTTGTCCGCTGGTGCAGAAGCGGCAGCAATCTTCCCTACTTCGTGGGACTCAAAGGTGAGCTCCTTGCCATGTGCGCCCTGAACAGCGCCAGGGGCCGGACGGCGTGGGGGCACTTCTGTGTTCTCCCGTGCGGAGTGAGACGCTACGAGGGAATGCCTCTTCAGATCGCCATCTGCGTGGGCATGCTTGCCCAATGGCTTTACGCCAGGAACGGAAAGGAGTTCGCGCTGGACAGGGTTCTTGGTTCCACCCCCATGACCAACAGGGCTGCGGTGAAAGCGGTACATCTCATGGGCGGTCATGACGTGGCCACGATTCCCGGCTCCTGCTTCATCTTCCAGGAAGATCGCTGCGTGGATGGCCTTGTCACTGAGCATACAAGACTGACGGTTCCGGTCTCGGGACTGGATTTGTAGGAGGTCACCTATGGGTGGTGGCGGCGGAAAAGGCGGCGGCGGAGAATCCGAGACCACGAGCTCCTCGGCTCCGTGGAGCGCTCAGATTCCTTACCTCATCGGGGGAAAAAACTCCCAGGGAACAGAAGTCAAAGGCGTATTCCCCGAAGCGGCGCGGCTCTATGAGTCGGGCGGCCTCGCTGGGGAGTATTATCCCGGCCAGACGGTGGCCGATGAGTCAGGGTACACAACTCAGGCCAGGCAGATGATTGCCAACAGGGCGACGAATGGAGATGCCAACATCGACAACGCCGCTTCCTCGATGGCCAATATTCTTAATGGCGGTGCTCTGGCGAACAACAGCGGGCTCAACCTGCTGAATGAGTACGCGGGATCGACGAATCCGTACATCAATTCTCTGTTCCAGACAGCGGCGGACAATACCAATGCTGCTATCAATTCCAATTTCAGCCAGAACGGGCGCTATGGCTCTGGAGCCCATGCGAATGCGATTGCCTCAGCTGATACGAATCTGGCTAACCAGATGTACTCGAACGCCTACAACCAATCTGTGAGTGCGGCAGGAAACTCGGCCAATGCCTACAACCAAGGCATCACCAGCCAGATTGCCGCGGCAAGCCCCGCGCAGTCCCTTAGCAATCAGCAATACACTGATGCGGCGCAGCTGGCTCAGGCCGGCACGAGCCTTGACGATTACAACCAGAGCGTTGTCGACGCCAATGTCGACAGGTGGAACTACAATCAGCAGCGGGACATGACAGCCCTGCAGAACTACCTGAATCTGGTAGGCGGAAGTTACGGCGGATCCGGCACGTCCACCACGGAAACGGATTCCGGCGGAAAGGGAGGAGGCAAATAATGGCGTATCCGTATGATGATACTCCGGGTCAGCAGGAGGCTATGCCTGGTGGTCTGCTCGGTACTATGCTCGGTCCCCAGCAGACTGCTGCTATCCCCCACTCGATGAGTCTTGGCAGGGTAGCTGCAGACAACGCTGGTTTCCTTGCCGGCCTCACTGCGTTGTCCATGCTGGCGAACAACAACGGCAGAAGAAGTTTCGGGCAGCTCCTTGGCCGCGGCGGGCTCGACGCTCTCGGTGCACTGGGTACGGCCGGAATGCTTGGATACCAGCAGGACAGACAGAGAACGCAGGATGCCTTCGCCAGAGCGCAGTGGGATGCCGCGCAGCAGGACAGGGCATTCAACAGGCAGCTCGCCCTCACCAATCTTGACCTGACGAGGAGTATGGCTCTCGGGCGGATGCAGAGGGACCAGGAGAATGCGGCCAGACAGGCTGATTTCAACGCTGCGCTGGCTGGGGCGGGGGGTATGCGCCCGTCGCCTTACGGAGCGGCTATGATTCCTGATGGATCGGACCCGTACAGCATAGCGGCTCAGTCCGAATCCGGGGGCGACCCGTGGGCGGTCTCCCCGGACAGGGGCGGCTCTACGTCCTATGGCCGCTATCAGTTCAACACTCTCCCCGGGAATTCCATGTGGCAGTTCCTCGGATATCTGAAGAGCTCTAACCCGGGCCTCTATCAGGCTCTGGGGGGCGGGGCTGTGCAGCCTGGGACACCATCCTTCAATAGAGCATGGGAGGCGGCGTCGAAGAGCTCCCTCGGCGGTCAGATGGCTGACGCCCAGAACACCTTTTTCAGGGAACAGTTCGTTGACCAGGTTCTTGCCAGGCTGAAAGGAACCGGGATGGACGCCTTTACCCAGAATCCGGCATTCATTCAGATGCTTGCCTCAACAGCCGCTCAGCATGGAGTTGGCGGAGCGGCCCGCATTCTTTCTGCGGCCTGGAATGGTGTAGATAAGACACAGAATCCGGAGACGCAGCTCGAATCTCTTGTCCGGAATACGTATGCAGACAGGGCCAACCCAAGCGAGTTCATCAACCAGCTCAAGGAAGATCCGGCCTTTATGTCGAAACTCAGATCCCGCTTTGAACGGGAGCAGAGTCAGATCCTGGGAATGCTGAGAGGCCGTACTTCCGGGCAGAACCGCTCCCCGTATTCCCCTGACGCCGATGTCCATTCGATTGATGCAGAAATACAGCGGCTCACGCCTCTTATTGCCAGTGCACCGAATGCGGAGAGCAGGCAGAAGACAGAAGCCATCATTAATTCTCTGCGGGAGAAGCGCAACGCCATCACGGCTGCCAGCAACAGAAAAGACGATATTGCCCGTCAGGACGACGCAACCAAGTTCACCCGCAGCAATACGCTCGGAGATGCCTTCTGGGACAGGAGCCGGGGATACAGGGGATACGGAGAGAATCTGGCCAACCTGCTTACCTACGCAAAAGGCGGAAACGGCGTGGATGACGTAGCCATGCTGTACGCCTTTATGAAGGCTCTTGATCCACAGTCTGTTGTGCGCGAAAGCGAGTTCAGAACAGGGCAGGCCACGGAAGGCGTCCCTACGCAGGTGCAGAACTATCTGCATCAGGTCATCGGCGGCGAAAGGCTTTCCGATGAGCAGAGGCGGAAGATTGTCCGTCTGGCGCTCGGCACCTTTAAGAACCAGGAGAAGGTGCAGAAGGACCTTGAGACGTACTATCGCCGCAGGGTGGAGGCTCTCGGAGTCAGCCCAAAAGATATTGATACCATTATCTACGATCCCTATACGGGGCTTGCCGGAGAGGCCGAAGCCTGGCTCAATTCAGTGCCTGCAGCGGCTTCCCATTCGCCGGCTTTGCGGGAAACCGTTCCCGCATCTGGGGGCACCGTAATAGCCCCAGCATCAGGGCAGAAAACACGACTCAGGATGGACAGAAAAGGCAATCTGCTGAACTGACGAGGAAAAGGCCATGACTGACAGTTACAGAATCATCACTCTCCCCGACGGGCGTGAAGCTGAGGTCCCCGCGGACATTACTGAAGCTGAAATCGCCGCCATCAGAGACAAATATCAGCCAGCATCTGCTCCCCACAGAAACGCAGCGGGGGGCCTTACCTGGACGGATGCGCTCCTCAACGGCATGCGCAATCTGCCTGCGTCAGCGGTCAATGTACTCACCGATACGGCTGATGCCTTCCTGCATCCCGTGGACACGGCGAAGGCTCTCGGAAAGACTGCCGGGGGCTATGCGGCGAAGCTGATTCCCGGCCGGCAGGAATGGGAGGATAACGCGGACGCCATGACTCAGTTCTTTAAGGACCGCTATGGCTCTATTGATAAGCTGAAGTACTCTGTCGCGTCCGATCCTGCCGGCGTTCTCGCCGATGTCTCCACTGTACTGACCGGAGGGGCCGGAGCGCTGAGGGGGCTCGCCAGAGGAGCCGGTACGGCAACGCGCGCTGGTTCCGCCCTCAGCCAGGCTGCGGGGGCGGCTAACAGTCTGGCGGCCGCCACAGATCCAGTGTCCGTGCTTTCCAAAGCAGGAGAGTTCGCCACGCGGAAGGGTCTCGGGTTCTCTCTTCCCGAGAGACTCTACCAGAGCGCTCTCGGCATTAACACAGGCTTTAGCAACAACAGTAAAGCCAGATACTCACCCCAAGAGGTGAAGGACATGCTCTCCGTCGGTCTTGAGGAGAGGATCCCTGTTACCAGGAGTGGGTACGGGAAGGCATACAGGAAACTTGGCGCCCTTGGTGATGAGCTGAGGGCCAGCGAAGAAGCCGCGGCGAAGGCCGGTTACACAGTGGACACGGATAAAATCCTTGAAGCTGTCAGCGCGTCCCCGCGCAGGGAGGAGCTGGCGGAAAACGCGACTCCGTTAAAAGACCTGAACAACTATGACGATGCCGTGACGGAATGGTACGTTACCCACGGCGACGACAATAGAGACATCGCCAAAGCCCAGGCGACGAAGCAAGCGGTATACCGTAACTTTGAAAAGCGGTACCAGAATAACGCCAGCCCGAGCACGAATGGGAATATAGAGGCGAACAAAGCTATCGCTCACGAACTGCGCAACGGCATAGCTGACACTCTCGAACGGGCCATAGCGGACGGGGAAATAGTCCCTCTCTCAGGGGGGCGGAGCGTACACGAACTGAACGCGCGAGAGGGGGCCCTGATGGACCTCGGGAACAATATCGAGCGTTCCGTGCTGAGAAACGGCAACAAAGGGATGATGGACTGGCTGGCTGCCATGATTACGGCCGCCGGGACGGGGAGCCTGAAGGCTGGACTTGCCGCTGGTGCAGGTAAACAGTTTCTGACTTCCCCCGGAATTCGTTCCAGGATAGCCTTCCTGGCTGACAGCGCTGCCAGGAACGGCAACCCTGCCAGGGGGCTCCTCGGGCTGATGCGTCAGGGGGAGAACGCCTGGGTTGAGGATGAGCTTCTCAAAAGGGGACGGTAGATGGCGGGGATGTGGTGGAAAGTGCCGGGAGGGCTCCTCGGCCTCATGGCTGGAGGAGCTGCTGCGCCGGAAGAGGCGGAAGCAGCTATAATTCCTCACTTCCGCAGTAAGTTTTTCAGAGATGTGAAATATGGGATAGACACGGGTAGACGCAAGAATTCAAAAGTCGGGACGCTTCATCCCGAAGCTTGGGAGGCAATGCAGGCTAAGTTCCCCGAAATAACAACGAACGATATGAGGTTTGGAACCCATGGGGCCCTCAACCATATGCCTGACTTCAGGGATGAATCTATATACGACTACACAAATCAGGTCGCTCTGCTGGGAATGTCTCCAAATATCAGGCCAATGCCAAATTTTCCCAGCAGGAATCCAAACCTTGGAAGAAAATCCATAGGAATGGTTGTCAATCCAGACACA